ATAGAATGTTCAACTTAGACGAAACACCAAACGCACCAGAAGAAGAGAAAGATTTTAATAAGTTCATTGTTAATCCACAAGGAATTAATAAAACTATACAAGACTTTTTCAATGGGGATATTAAAAAAGGTTATGAAATTGGGATTCCTTGTTTCGATGAGCATTTCGTTTGTAAAGAAAATGAGTTATATGCACTAACGGGAAAAAAAGGAGGGGGAAAAACAACCATTAATCAAGCTATCCAAATCATGCATTCGATTGTGTCTGGTCTTGTTTGGGTTTGTGCCTTCCAAGAAAATTCTGATTGGGGACAGAAGTTGAATTATCTAAATTACTTCTTAGGAGAACATGCAAATATTATAAAAAATACTAATCCGAAGTTATATAATAAAGCAAGTAAATGGATAGATGCACATTTTATTTTCTTAGATGTCGAAACTATTAAAGATGCATTAGATACTACAAAATTTTTAATAGAAAATGGAACAAAAGTTCATGCTTTAGTATTAGATCCAGCTAACTCTTTTCAAAGTGGTTTTGCCAATACGGGTAACGGGTATGCGGATGGTGTTGAGACTGCAAGAAAAGTACTAAGGTTTACTGAAAAATATTGTACAGTTTACGTATCACAACATCCTAATATTACAGCACAAAGAAACCCAGATAGAATTATTACTTCATACGATGCCGAGGGAGGTTGGTGGTTAAACAAGGCGAGTTTTACATGGGTCATACATAGAGTAAAAGATACTCATAAAAATAATATTATCGTTGAAGATGTAAGAAACAAACATACTGGGGGATCACGAACGGATTTATATAACGAGTTAATTATCGAATGGCTTGTAACAACAATAAACATTATACAAGGGGATGATATTCACATAAACGTAATTCAATACTTAGTACGAAAACACAACCCTATAAATTTTGATTACGAATACTTACCAGAGACTGAAGAGATATTACCATCATTAACATCAAATGAAGCTTTTGAGTTTAGTGAACAACTACCCTTTTAAATAATAAAAAAATTACACTATGGAATGGTATGATTACTTAGACCCAGATAACGACTTAGAAAACAAATGTACTGAGTGCGGTACACCAATAAAAGAAGACAAAACATATTGCTCTCGCGATTGCTATACTGGTAGTATGTTATAATAATAACTAAATAAATAAATATGGAACAATCAGATTGTTGCGGTGCTGAAAGATGGCATCATAGTACAGACCTTTGTAAAGAATGTAAAGAACATGCAGAGTTTACAGAAATAGAAGATTAATAAGTAAACAAACAATATTGTAAGTAACTCAATTACTTATGTTAATAAAGTGTGCGGTATTAAATAATACATACCGTACATTTATTCCGTTCTCAGCGGACAAGTGCTACACAAAAAACGTATCGGATTAAATTAAAACACCTTTCTCATAAGGTGTATTCCTATTTGCGTTTAAACCAATTTAAAAGATGTTAGAAAAGATATATAGTTCTCATAATAAATGGATAAATACTACCCTAAAGTTTGGATGTACTCAAGAAGAGGCTGAAGATATAGTAGGTAAAATGTATCTCATAATTGGAACGATGCTTAATAAAGGTTTAAACATATCCTACGGGGACGAAGGGGTAAATTATTACTACATATATCTAACTCTTAAAACATCATTTCTCCAGTTTAAAAACAAACAGAACAAAGAGAATAAAATATCTATCGACTTAGTATATAATATTGAAGCAGATGAATATGTAGACTATGATACACCTAACGAAATTGTATTAGATGAGTTAGATAAATTGCACTGGTATGATAAAAAGATTTACAATTTAGTGGAAGGAGTTGATTGCTCAATGACAAAATTATCTAACCAAACAAATATCTCTTATCATTCTATTTACAACACCTATCGAAAAGTAAAGAAGCATTTAAAAACCAAGTTATGAAATTAGGAGACTTAATAGAAAGGATAACATATTACTCTGGTATAAAGTATTTAGTTAAAAAGATATGGGGAGACGATTGCGGATGTGATCAGAGACAACAAGAACTAAACGACATTGAACTATGGTAATAACAAACAAAGACAATATGAAACTAACCGAATTAAAAAAGAAAATAATGTTATATAGAGAAGAAGGAATTTTAAAAAGAATATTAGAAGACACAGATCAAGACCTATTAATCGCAGAAGGTTTTGACGATGCAGTATTGGGTCTTGAACATAATTCATCAAGGTTAATATATTCAGTATCAATTGGTTTAGAAATACTTATTGATCAAGAGGGTATGAATACGCAAGATGCTTTTGATCATTTAAATTATAATGTAATTGGAAAATATGCTTTAGGGGACTTAACTCCTATATGGTGTTGTGACATTTAATAAGCCTAAAAAGTTTAATATGAAAGAAGATATAAAACTCTGGAAACAAACAAGGCTAAGAATAACTACCAAGATGTCTAACGATGATTTTAAATTAATGTGCCTTTTACATTCAAGACATTATTCTCATAAGTATAGCGAACCATGTACGTGCAATAAAAGAATACTAAGATTATGGATTGAGCAATTAGACAATAAGCTAAAAGATGAATAAACAAGTAGCTAAAGAATTAAAAATATTTACTAATAAAGTTTGTGATAGATACTCTAATAATAATAGAGCTAATAACTTCAACAATGAAACTTTTAAAGTACAAGAAATAATCCCTACAAGTGATCACACCGCAACAGTAATTTATGAAAAGGATACGGGCAAGAGAGCAATCTTTTTCTTCTATTATTTAGCATCCTCATCTTATAGTAAATGGAATTACTTTGTTCCAACAGATAGCCATCTAAATGGAATGAATGTAATCATGAATCAAAAGGTCGAAGTAGAAAGATATAATTATAAATATAATTTTAATAATGAAAAATAAAAAATTCACAGTAAACGAAAGGATAGTATTATTGGAGAAGATGACTTATAAATTAGCCTTAGAGATTCAAGCAATTGTTCAAGCAATTCAAAAGACTCAAGAAGAAATTCAAGAAGAAGAAATAAAAACTGAGTAATAATCTATTATATACTTATAGATAATCAAATAGTTAGAACCTTTTAGAAATGGATAATAGAAAAAATAATGGCAATAAAGGTCACAGTACCAAAGCCAAAGAAGGAACAATAGATAAGCGTAAAAACGAATATCGTAAAGCATTAGAAGAAGCCTCAGATAAGCAAGATGTTATTGATGTAATTAACATGATAAAGATTAAAGCTATTAAAGATAAAGATATTCAAGCTGGTAAACTCTTCTTAGAGTATTACATAGGTAAACCAAAAGATAGCGTTGATATTACAACAAACGGAGAGATGATTAATATACCAATAATAAAATTTGTAAAGTCTGAGTAATGTAAATGAGTGAGCTAAAAATAAACCATAGGTTTGAACCCTTAAGAAATTCCAAAGCAAGATATTATATTGTAACGGGGGGAAGAGGTTCGTCCAAGTCTTTTAGTACTACATTAATAGAGGCTACTAATACTTTTAAACCTGGTTACAATTGTTTATATACTCGTTATACTATGACATCTGCTGAGTTGTCTATTATACCAGAATTTAAAGAGAAGATTGAGCTATTAGAATCGAATGATTATTTTGATGTAAACAGAAAAGAGATTACAAATACAATAACTAATAGTAGAATAATATTCAGAGGGATAAAGACCTCAGCTGGTAATCAAACCGCAAACTTAAAATCCTTACAAGGGATCTCAACTTGGGTACTTGATGAGGCGGAGGAAATGGTTGATGAAAATGAATTTGATACTATTGATTTATCTATAAGAAGTAACGAAGAACAAAATAGAATTATACTAATCTTAAACCCAACTACAAAAGAACACTGGATCTATAAACGTTTCTTTGAGACTAAAGGAATAGAGGAGGGTTTTAACGGAGAGTTAGGGGATACTTGCTACATTCATACAACTTACTTAGATAATCGTTTAAACTTACCCGAATCATTTATAAACAATATCGAAAATATTAGAAAAACAAACCCAAATAAATACAAGCATAAAATTTTAGGGGGATGGTTAGATAAGGCGGAAGGCGTTGTATTTACTAATTGGTCTTTTGGTGCATTTAATCCAGATGGTCTTCAAACTTCGGTTGGCATGGACTTCGGGTTTTCGGTAGATCCAGATACAATAACAGAAGTTGCAATAGATAAAAGCAAACGTAAAATATACGTTAAAGAACATCTATATAAAAATGGTTTAGGAACAACGGAATTAGCTCAGATAATTATTAATAAAGTAGGAAAGAAATTAATTATTGCGGATAGTTCTGAACCGCGTTTGATATCAGATTTGAAATTCAAAGGAGTAAATATAAAAGCAGTAAAAAAAGGAACTATTGAAAGCGGAATTACAACCATGCAAGATTATGAAATAGTAGTTGAGACAAAAAGCTATAATATAGCTAAAGAGCTAAATAATTATGTTTACTTAGATAAGGGTTCAAAATTATATTTAGACGACTGGAATCATGCTATAGACGGAATCCGTTACAATGTCATTTATAACTTAGACAACCCAAACAAGGGTAACTATCATATTAGGTAATGGATAACCTTCAAATGATTGCAACAATAGAATGTTATATACATCATAAAACGGGCAAAGAAATTAGAATTGCCAAACCTAAAACACACCAAGATTTTTATTTATTAACCAAAGCTTATGAAAATTGTAAGGCTTTTTTCATAAAACATTAACAAAATACTATTATATAAATATGAAGATCGAAATAAATGTTCCAACGTCCTTAAGTGAGATCACTTTAGGACAGTATCAAAAGTATTTGAAGATCTCGGAAAGCAATCCAGAGGGTAATTTTTTAGATGCTAAGATGATAGAGATATTCTGCGGAATTCCTTTATCTGAGAGTTATAAGATAAAGATGTCAAGCGTTGTTTCTATCATAGATATTTTAAATGATCTATTAAGTAAAACACCTCAGCACGTTGAGAGATTTACTATGAATGGTGTTCAATATGGTTTTATCCCAGACTTAGACGAATTAAGTTTAGGGGAGTATATCGACTTAGATAACAACGCAAGTAAATGGGATCAGATGCATGTGGCTATGAATGTTTTGTATCGACCAATCAAAACGAGTAAAGTAGGAAAGTATAACATTGAAGAGTATAATGTAAAGAACCCAGAGGTTTTAAAAGACATGCCATTAAGTTGTGCATTCGGAAGCCTTTTTTTTTTTTACAGTTTAGGACTGGAATTGTCGAAGCATACGATTCTCTCTTCCAGCAATCAAGCGGAGATAAAGACTATTCAAGATCAGCTAACTTCAATTCCAAATGGAGCTGGTTCTCAACAATTTATAGTCTCGCTGACGGAAATATTAGAAGGCTTGAGGATATCACTAAACTAAACGTGCATCAATGTTTTACGATGCTATCATTTAAGAAAGAGAAAGCAGAATTAGAAGCACAACAAATTAAAAACAAATTCTAAATGAAGGGATTTTATCAAGTAACGGAAACAATAAAGAATCAACTTCTTTCAGATGTGAATGTCAAAACAGTAACAACGGGAGACATCACTAAAATAGATTTAAGTAAACAAACCATCTTTCCATTGTCTCATATAATCGTGGGGAATGTAGATAATAATGATAATGTTTTACGCTTTAGTCTTTCGGTTTTAGCTATGGATATCGTGAACATTTCTAAAGATGAGGTGTTTGATGTTTTCATCGGTAACAATAACGAACAAGATATATTAAACACGCAATTAGCGGTATTAAATAAATTAGTACAAGTATTAAGAGGCGGAACATTACATCAAGATTTATATCAGTTAGACGGGAATCCAACTTTTGAGCCTTTCTATGATCGGTTTGAAAATGAAATGGCGGGTTGGTCTTTGTCGTTTGATGTGCTTATTCCCAACGATATATTGATATGCTAAAGAATGTACAAGAGGAGCTAAATGCTTTTGCTAAGTATGTGATAATAGAAGCAAGAGAAGAGCTAACAAGAGGAATAATAGTAGGTGGCAAGAGAAGACCTAAAAAAGATACGGGTAAACTATACAACAGTTTAAAATACAATTTAAACGTAAGTAAAAATAGTTTCGGATTGGATTTTATTATGGCGGAGTATGGAATCTACCAAGATGCTGGGGTAAAAGGTAAAGACCCTTC